GAAGGAACGGTAGTTGATAATGTATTGAAGCATGGAACGGGTGGATTGAATATTGGTGCTTGTCGAGTAGGTGATGAGGTTCTTGCAGAACATACATCAGGTAACATACCTAATGATAGAGGGACTTGGGGAACTAAAAAGGGTTATGTCATGCCAGAGAGAACTGGTCGATTCCCTGCTAATTTCATTCATGATGGCTCAGAAGAAGTCGTAAGTGAGTTCCCTGAATCTGTAGGCGGTCACGCCCCTAAGAAATCAAAAGGAAACCCATTTGGTGGGGATAATAATACAGAAAGAGAGGAATTGCACTACGGCACAGGTTCAGCATCGAGATTCTTTTATTGCGCCAAACCGAGCAAAGGTGAAAGAGACCAAGGTTTGGAAACTGAAAGTGAGAAAAACAAACGACCAATCGGTGAGGCTTTTGGTGACGGGTCAGCGATTACAGAACACACAGAGAGAAGCGGCAATTTTCACCCCACAGTTAAGCCTCTCAACCTAATGACCTACCTCTGTACTTTAGTAACGCCCCCCTTTGGAACGGTCCTAGACCCCTTCATGGGTAGTGGAACTACTGGAATAGCGGCAAAGAAACTTAGATTCAACTTTATTGGTATTGAGATGAATGAGGAATACTACAAGATTGCTGAGAAAAGAATTGCTCATATCAAACTGCCTAAGAGGTATTGGTGATAAGATGAGGTTGTGTTCTAATAGAGCCTGTTTCAATTTAGCCCATCGTGGATTTAGGTTCTGTTTAGCATGTCTCCGTGGAGATAAAGGGGAGGAAGAATAACATGGCTAAACAATTTCCGGGTTGGACTGAGTATAGAGTAAATAACAACAAAAAAGGTATGCTTTACGCAAGAGTAAATTGGTATGAATCGTTTGAATCATTTGATGAATATTATAACCACATAGATTGTCAGAAACCAAAGTGTGCAAAGCCAGCAGAAATTGCACTTAGGAGGGTAAGTTCAGGGACTAGGAATGGGCAAGGTGGTTTATTTTTTCCTTTATGTTGGGAGTGTTTCAAAAAGTCTTATCCAGAAATAGTTGAAACTAAAGATTGGGAAAAAACTCACAACGGTGTACGCTTATACAAAGGCTCACCTTCCTAACTTCTCAGCCATTTGCCTGAGATAATTAGAAAACCTACCGCCAGCCTTTCTTGAGATTGGTTCAGCCCTACGCTTACGGACACCCTTGAATCCAAGTTGTCCATGAAAGCGTATGTAGTCGCAGTAGGAACACTGATGGAGAACTACTGGTTCACCTGACAGGTATTTGCCTGAGATTGTCAGCGGCATTGATATTCTATTGCAGTTCTCACACTTCTGTTTGAGCATATCAATTAGTCTGCCCACCGTATCAACTCTTATACAAAAGGTGCCAGTCGCTACCGTCATAAACAAATCTAGCGTATTTACCATTTGCTATGTCAACAACTGCTGCACTAGCGTTGTCTGTTTTGGCTGTGAACTTAGTATTGAAAGAACCCGATGTGGATATGTTCCTAACCTCTATCACATGACCTGACGGGAAATCTCCACTGGGTGTCAGTGTAGCATGTGCGCTACCACCATTTGGATTCACCAAGAAGATGTTTTCTTGGTCAAATGTAAAGTTAGCGTCAGCGGTCAGTATAGAGACTCTATTCGGTCCTAATACGACAGTCTCTGTAACAGGTGTTGAATGTAGGTTCTTAGGTATACCAGCATAAATCACACCGTGCTTACCACTTGACCTATCTTCTCTATAACTTTGCCAAATTGCTCCAAAAGTGCTACCTGCGAAATCTCCGTTTTCAGGAGAGGCAAAGAAAGCGTCTAAATCAGCAGCAGAATTGATGGCCTTTGATGTAGTAACATCACCTATCGACCCGTCTGTCATAGGCGTTAGATACAGAGGACTATTTCTGATGAATGTTCTTCTATCAAATACAGTAGGTGATGCCCCAAGTGCAGCATTTATGTTTGCAGCACCACTGGCTACAGTATATCTCAACACAGCGATAACGCTAACTTGATGATTCAAATCTGTGTTTGCAGTGATACTTGGGTCAGACAAGAAGCGGTTTGGTATCAAAGGAGTTCCTGCTGATGCAGTGACTGGTGTACCCATTTCATACATCAAATGCGCCTCTGGTGAACTTCTACCAACTAAATATACAACGACAAAGACTTCACCGCTTGAACTAGGAACACTGGGTAAATCACCAGCATAATTACTACTTGTGCCTACGGTAAACGCTTCTGTTCCTGACGGACCATTAGCAAACTCATACATTATACCATCAAGAACACAATAGCCCCCATTGACTGTGACTACTCCACCACTTGATACAGTCACATAACCGGGAGTTCCTGACACTATGCTGTTTCTAAGAGAATCACCAGCAGCCCCGTCTCCCAGTCTTATGATACCATTGCCGTGCAACCCTTCGTAAAGGTTAGTCAAACTTGGACTTGTCAAGCCGTCTCCGTCTCTTAGACCTTGAGAATTAGCCCCATAACCTGTAGCACTTGTGTGTCCTGCTTTTGGATTGGTCATTGTCCCACCTCTATTACTGCTGAAAACTTGATTTCATTGTTAGTCGTCTTTTCTATAGAATTGTAAGTATATCTACAGAAGTCAGTAGTATCAGAAGAATCGGTAGGATTCTTGTATCTAATAACCACTTCCCTCAAGGGTAGCGAGAAACTAACATCTAATGACAGTTTTGCTTCAACTACTAAGGTATTATCGTCAATCACTTTGACATCGGGTGTAACTACAACTGCTGGCCTACCTATACCCCCATCTTGCTGAGTAGCAACTGTCCCGTCAAACCCAAACACTACTTCATTTATTCTTGCTCTTAGCGTATCTATCAGATACCTTGTTCCTTCATTCAATACTGGCATATCATCCTCTCCTGTTTCTTGTGTAGTTCGTTTGCACGATACCTATCTTCAAGTGACTATTCTTTGTTTCTGGTAAAATTTCTGGTAACAAATACAGTTCTTCATCATCTGAAACGGGATGAACGCTTCTTGATTTGATAACGACCGTAGTTGCGCCTACGCTCGCTGCGTGTATGTGTCCTAATTTATTACCACTACTAGTATAGACTGCCTGATTGTCTGTGCTAAATATAGTGGTAGCGTTGACTCCATCAACTGTGAAAGATGTAACACCTGCTGCATAACCACCACCGTTGTTTATCAAAACACCTGTGCTTTGTAGCCTACGACCGCCATGCAGTGTGTTCCTATTAGTATGACCTATGTTAAAACCGACACTTCGGTTAGAATCAACTCTTTCAGAAATCTCCCAACTAATTTTCATTTTCAAACCAAAAGATGTGCTGAATTCTTCAACACTAAACTGTCGGTTTCTCTCATAATTACTATCAAGAGAACCACTGATGTCAACCTCTTGAAATCGCTGTAGCACATCTTCAAGAGTAGCATCAACAGAATTGACATGTAAATCTGATTTTCTGTTAGTCAAATCATAAGTGCCACCTAATACGACCTTTCTTTCACTGTCAAATCTCGATTGGTAGTTTACAGAATCACCCGGCTGTATATGGGTGCCAGCCAAAACATCTGTATACATTTTAGAACCACTGGCTTTCTTAGCCATTCTCAACATGTTCTGTCCTATCTTTCTAGCACTAGCCTTAGTTAATGCAGTAGGTGCAGATATACCACCCGGCACTTCGTTTACTGTATCAACTTGAGTCCCAAAGTCGTCAACCTGTACAACATTCTCATCATTGTTCGCTCTTGACTTTCCTCTAACAACGACTCGGTTAGGAAAAGCATCGTTGTTATTTTCAGTGGTGCCGCCAGATACTCTATTTTCATTCAAAAAATGTTCTCTTTCTATTTGTGTTTGAGGGACATATAACAAATTACCAAACCTATCGCTTCTTGGGGAATAGTAATCGTGCTTAGATAAATATCTCAAAGCGTTTATTGAATCGACCCCATAGAAGTCTTTAGCGACAAATGTAGTGCTAGGCACGGCTGCTTTGATTCCATTGATTGAACTCTTAGATGCGTTGGCTACTCTTGCTGCTAAGTCAGAAGTCCGTAGCCCTACTCCCACTTTCTGAACAAAACGGATAGTTTTGTCAGTAAAGCCAATGTCTTTCAAGTTCTTACCTTTTAGATTTTCCAAGATGTATCTGTTTCCTTTAGTTGCATCTTTTATCTGTGATACCACTAACGACTGGTTAGTATTATCTCCCCCAACTACTAACGCAGGAACTGGACTATCAGCGCTTACTTTGTCTTTATCAAAGAACAAAGAACCCTCATAAGTCATACTTTTTGTTGGATTGTGAAGCAAACGAATGGTATCTTCTTCTTCTATCAATTTATACTTACGCTCAGGTGTAGGTGCAAAGTCTGTATTGGTGGGCTTGTTAGCAGCGAACCCAGCCTTGACCTTAGTGTAGTGAGCATGACGAACAGCATTGTCAACGAATCGGGGCTTTCTTACTCTTTTCATAATGGGTGTTTGGTCAGCATCAAAGCGACCAGTTGCGAGATTCTTACCTAGCGCCATGTTCATTACCTCTCTCGTCGATGGTTCTTCCCATGTCCTGTATTCGCTGTAATTCATATTGATTAACACCAGTCAATCTATCCATGTAATTTCTTAATCTTACATCTTCGGCAGGTAATTCAAATTGTTCTTGACCCAATGCGTCTGCCCTATACATAGCCCCTGTGTTTGGTGATTTAGGCATGACTGTCAAGAACTCCGGTGGCACAGTCTCAGGGAAAGCATGGACAATATGACCCGTAGTTGACCCAAAGATTCCTCTTTTTTCCGGCTCACCTGCACCTTCTCTTACGCCGACATAGGCAACAGGTACTCTATTTGGATTTACACTAGAGTGCCTTCCATACATATTTGCAGAAACTGGTTTATCGGTCACAAATGCCCCGAATCCATAATCCATCCCGTCATTAGATAATAACCCCCTTCTTCTTATTGAATCTATATTACTTTCAGGCGTACCATGTAACCATTTGACAGGTCCGTAAGGACTAGGAAAATCAAGATGAAATTCGCCAAGCGTAGTCTGACGCTTCAATATCACCCAAGCCTCATCCATTGGTGTCATACGCTTCACTCCCCACTATGGTCTCCTGTATTATAAGATGCGTCACCTTTGCTACCCTTTGGGTGTAAAGTTTGGCTGTGCCTTGGTTGAACATTGTAATCACCCTCATCATCATCTATAGAACGGCGACTTGCGTCTGCTCGGAAGTGCTCAAGAGTATTTTCTGACATAACCATTCTCGCAACAGGAGAGCGAATATCAGTC